ATCTAGGTCATAATGTATTGATCCAACTTCGGTGCTCATTTTTTGATGTTCCTTACTTCTTGGATTATACCATGTAAACCTCTAGCATTATTTCTTAGTTCACTGATTGACTTTTCGGCATCTTTTTTCTCCATGTTTTGAATTGTGTTAGCATGGATCAAATCTAACTGTTCTAAGGCTTTTATTCTAAACATTGCATTAACTAAACTAAAGAATGTCTGAGCATACTCTGACATTAATGTCTGTGCTGTATAGCCTGTATAAAATCGTAAGAATTGAGGAATTACCATAAGCCAATCTTCTACACTTTTGGGTCAGTGTCTATTTTCACTCCTTTTTCTCTAAGCTCTTTATTATCGTCAGGCTCTATACCTGCCATAAGTTCTGTTAATATTTCCATCTGGTTTTTCATATCTAGCTCAATACCCTTTAATTCTGGTATCAATTGACCTATTACTTTATCTAAATCTTTCTGTGCTTGATCTATCTCATCTGAACTAGATTCCTGTGGTTTTTCTAATATGTCACCAACCTTAGCCATAATTAAAGCATGTGAAACTCTAAGTGGCTTTGCTGTAAGTTCTAATTCTCCTACCTTAATTTTTATTTCTTTCGGTTTTAAATCGTTGATGCTGACACTCATGGTGTTCTGATCCTTTCTAACTTATTACGCCAGTTGCCCTGTGCGTTACTGTTAATGTTACCTTATAGGTTTGCTGAGATTCTGCATCTCTGCCCATATCCTCAACGTCACCTGCTAAAATTGAATAAATATAAACGTCTGTATCTGGCTCTGTATTATGTAGTCTGTGAACTGACCTTTTAAACGCTTCTGCCAAAGTTACTGTTGTATCTTGTGTACTGATAAAATATACATTTACTATTGACTCCTCTATGGGTAGATAATTATTTAAAGACCCTCCGATATGTTCAACTAATACACCTGTAGTAATGTTATCGGGCATTGTTCCAACAAATGTATTTCCACCTAAACTAAATAATCCACTACCAAAGTCAACTACCAACTGTGCAATCTTATAAGCTATATCCATTATACCCTCGCTCTACTTCCGTGCTTCTTTAGTAAATATGGTAGTCTAGCTTTTGCGTTTTTACCTGCGTTCTTGAAGAAGTGCTTGCCAGTTCCTGGACTTGTGTATCTCCTGACACGTCTGTTGCTATCTCCACCATACTCTTGAAATGCTGAATAACGCTCATCAGATATAATTCTTATCCCATCAGATATCGGGCTTCCTAGTCTAATGCTTTGCTGTAAGTGTGATTTATTTCTTGGTACAGTTCTTTTAGCTTCTTTTATAAAGTCGCTTGCAGCTTCTTTTAATGCTGTCTTTAAGTAGTGTTTAGCACTAATTTCAAACTGTGGCATTCTGTCATTTATTCTTGCACTGCTCATGATATTACTCCGTACTTAATAAGATCAACCTTAATAAAGTGTACATTAGGTGTTTCAAAATCAACAGGCTTAGTTACTCGCTCTACTCGCCAGTGGGTTCCATCAAACTTAATTATTGAATGTAAATCAACACCTGAATCTGGCTCAAACCATGCCATAGCATCTGCATCTGTAGTTTCTATATTGTTTAAATTAACTTGTGTAATATACCTAAATCTACATCTCAATGCTGTTTCACCACTAGCTGTCTGCGTACCATAGGCACTTCTAGTAGTTGTTACTAGATAAGCAGTTTGATTCATTGGTGGCATCATAACGGAAATATACTCCTGAGCTTCCTTAATGCATCTTTAGTTTGACTTGTAGCATATTCTACACTGTAGCCCTCAATAGATTCTTTACTCTTATTGCTAGAGTTAGAAATCTCAGACTCTAAGCTAGATAATATAGCATCTTTGACAATGTTTAATATATCTGTATCAGCATAAATAGAGAATTTAGCAGTTACTAAAATGTTATTTATTCCTGTTGGTAGTTTGCCGGCCCTGTATCTAATCATGGTCTTTAGAGTTTCGTTAAATGGCTCTACTACATAATCTGTAGTGTCCACTGTATCAGTAACAGTTTGGTCATCATCAACAATTTTGACAGAGGTAACATTGGTGCAAGGATCAATAGGTAAGTGCTGAAATCCACCATCAAAATATCTAGAACTTTCGCTTGCTGATTCTACGCTTGAGCCTATTATAACTCGTTCGATATAGCCTTGGATTGCTGCGTTTATAATGGTAAATGCGTTGCTTTCGTCTGCTGTTAAACTCCTGCCTATTCTCGCTTCTAAATCGCTTTCCGACACTAACGCCATACGTCTTTTCCTTTACTGTTAATAATAATGATTTTGCTAATTCCATATATCCAGTTTAGCATAATTAACAACACTCACTTCCTGTATTATTAACAACAAAAAAGAGGGTAGTTATACCCTCTAATTTGTAACCTCTGGTTTAAGAGATAGCTGCTGGACCCATTCGACCAAGCAATCGACCATCTGTCGCATTTCTGCTTTCATCAACAAGTGCAGTAAATGTTACTTCAAATACTGCTTGCTCATCAATCTTGTAAGCTAGAGTTACGTTATCAGTTGAAACTGCTTTAAAGAATGTAATGTCTAGGTTGTTATCACTGTTTCCACCTTGAGGAGATATCACTAGTTCTAGTGCATCATCTCTAAGGCTATAACCAGCGTTTGTACCGAAGTGAACATGGTCGTCAGCTGAACCAACATCCCAGTCTGCTTCTGGTGCAATATAGGCTAATGTTCCTGGAGTGATCTCGGCAAGCTTGAGTTTTATCATAGCTTTCTGACCAGTTAGTACAAAATCAACAGGTGTGTTTCCGTACAAATCAGTCTTAACTTCTGTAAACTCTCGCTCGATTTCAATCTCAGCACCATCAACAGTGTGACCAAGATCAACACCACCAAAGGTAACTGTACTTCCTGCCGGAACTTTTAGGTTACTTAAATTCGCCATAGTTATCCTTTCGCTTTAGTTAATCTAAGAAACAGTACCAGTTCCAATTATAGTAAACGCACCTTGGAATCTAGTTTGAGGTACTACTCGCAAAGTTGCTCGCATTGCGTATGCATCTTGTGAGATCAAGTTAATGTCAGTACCACCTGCATCAGGCACAACACCTGAGTCAAAGACCTTAGTTTCTAGAACTCTACCAACATGTAGTTGGATTCTTGATAGGTCACCAAAGACTGCAAATGCTTCGTTAGCTGTGATGTCACCTGCATCTGGCATAACATCTACCATTTCAACAGGGTAGCCATCAATAGTTGCTGGTGCAGCAGTTCCTGGACCACCTACAAAGTATAGTCCTGAATCTGAAGCTTTAGTTTGTCTTAGTTCATTCCAAACAGTTGGGTGCATGAAGAACTTTCCGTTTCTTCGTGCTGAACTTACAACCTGATAGATTGCGTCCATAGCATCATCTAAATCAAATGCTGCTAGGTTAGCACCTACAGTAACAGTTTTGTAAGTATCGCCAGTTGTTGCACTTAACAGACCATATGTTGAATCAGTAAACACAAGCTGATCAAATAGTTTTGCTCTAGCTCGTGCAATTTCGTTAGCAGCATCTTGGAAAATGTCAATAGCTGAATCTTCAACTAATTCGCTAGTCATTACAAGAGTAGCTACATACTTCTGTAGTGAAACAGTAGCAGCTGCGTATGTTAGTTTCTGAGCGTTTTGTGCTGTTGCTTCTGATGTAGATGTAAATGAGATCTCGTTAGATCCACTTAATAGTGTTACTGAATCACGATCAGTTCTACGTACTGTTGCTAAACGTGCAGCAATACCATATTCATCAGTTAATCTATCAATTTCTGCAACAAATTCTGGGTCTGGTACTAGTGAGCCACCATCTGCAGCAGTTGTTACGTTTTGATAGTTAGATTTTGCGATTTCGCCCCATGCTCTCGCAACGTATGAGTTATATTCGCTAAGACCTGCAAAGTCTTTGTTTAAGTGAGCCCTAAGACCCTTTGCAAATCGAACCTCTTTAGGAAGTTTTGCAAATTCATCAGCTTTAGTTCGAGTAGCTGTAGCCACTGGACCACTTTCTGATGTGTCGTGAATTTCTTTCTTCACTGTTTTTTCTTGCTTCTCAAGAATCTTTTCTGCAATTTCGTCTGCAGTTGCTTGCTTAGGAAGCTGTTCAGTTATAGATTCAAGTGCTTTAGAAGCAACTGCATCTACAACTTTTTCATCAATTTCAATAGTATTTTCTTTACTCATTAATTGACTCCTTTAATTTAACTTTAATTGTTTTAGTGATTTGCTCATTCATCTGATCGACCGACTGTGAAGTTTTGAGCATTACACGTAAATGATTAGTAGCCTGTTCCTCATCTGGTTTCGCTTTCGCTAATTCCTCTAGAGTGGCAACTATTCGTTTAGTTTCTTCAATCTTTTTTTCTAATTCGTCAGGCTGATTTAGAAGCTTCTTAGCGAAGTTTTTAATCATTTGATCTAATTCTCTGTCTGATTCTATTAAATCCTTTTCTGACACGCCCAGTGCCTTTGCAGTAACTAATGCCTGTGGGTTCGCACCTATAGAAACAAAACTAAACTCTTTCATTGTCAGTTTCTCTATAGTTACTCCATCTTCGCCCCATTCATCAACCATTCCACCAATGCTGACTGCATTTATATAACCACCTTTAATCTTGTTATATATCTTTCGTGCATTCTCATCAGCCATGTCAAACATAGCCTTAGCCATTAGCTTTCCTTGATCTTTCCAGATTCTTACAGTCTTAGCTATAGGCAATGAAAATCCATCATGCCCCCAAAGAATTACACCATTCTTTTTATAATCTTTTAAACTTATTCCCTCTACATTAATTCTTTCACCATGTGAATCTAATGCACCTGTTGATACTACTACTTCGACTTCACCCTCATTTAAAGTTTGTCTTTTTTCTATTACGCCATAACTTTTAATTTCCATATTTTTCCTTTCAAAATAAAAATAACCACAAAGTCACAAACTAATCTCGCAAATTTAGTTTATGTTGACCCCTGTTTGTCGGGATCGGACTCTGTGGTCTCTACCATCTTTATAGCATACTTCATATCTTGTCGCAAGGCTTTATGCACATGATACTCAAACAATAACCTACATCTAGGGCAGATCATTGCTATATTACATGACTCTGCTTTAAACAAGAGTTTATTACAGTTCTTGCACCTTACATCTATCATTCTGAAGTTTTAGTTATGACCTCATCAAGTTCAGCCAAATCTGGGGCAATTTTTTCCTGCAGCTGCTGTTTACGTGCTTCAGCTTCAGCCTTAACTTCGGTCAATGGTCTATTGTCTGTAAATATCCATTTAGCAACTGTTTTATCACCTGCTTTTAGTGACCATCTAACTTTAAGCTGATTTTCAACAACACTTGCTTCTCTTACGACTGTTAGATCTATATCAGTCAAACCTGCTTCTTTAAGCTTGGCAAATAGCCTGTCGATTTCTTTCATAATGTGAACTGGTGTTAC